TTGACGGTCTCCTTGTTCCACCGCGCGAGCTGCACCGGGACCGATGCGTAGTCGCCGGCATTGAGCAAGCGCAGCAGGGTTGATGTCAGGAAATTGGTCTCGCCCTCGTTGAACACGAAGGACACGAGAGCGATCCACTGAGGCTCCGTAAGGGCGACATGGACGTTCTTGGATACGCAGTTGGTAGCCCAAGCGAGATCGCGCAGGAGCAGCGCACGGGAGGTCTCAGAGGTGATGCGGAGACCGGGGGTAACGTCGAGGCCGGTATGGCCCACGCCGATGGTCAGGGTGCCGTTGGTGTCACGATATGCGACAAGCCGCTCCCCCTCGACCTTGACCATGAAGTCGAGGAGGCGGATGCTAATCTGATGGGGTATTTACAGCTTCCTATTGAGGCAGGTGGTTTCGGTGAAGGTTCTAAGCAGCGACCAGATTGGGACGGCAATGGAATGCGCCGAGCAAAGCGGAGCACTCATCGAGTGCGGTGCGCACGCTGGCTTTTTTTATGCAGGGCCGGGGAATGCAGACTTTGCAATTGCCTACTACGCAAAGAACAAAACTCACTACAAGGGAGTGTTTGCGACGGACTTCGACGCGGAAGGCGCGATCCGAAAGATCATCGGGATTTACGGAACAAAAGAGTGCCCCGAGTGCGAAGCCCTTAAGCACAACATCAAAGTCGCCAACTAGTAGTTGTCGAAGAAGTTTGGCGCAGCCGGTCGATGGCCGAAGACGCTCTCCTCGAACTTCGCGTACTCCAGCTCCATCAACTCCTCCATCCGCTTGTCTTCCTCGCGGGAGATGTCGCGATTGAGGTACTCGCTCCAGTACGCGACGGCCATTGCGAGCGCATCGAGCCTGTCGTCGTGCCGTAGGGCGCCACGGTCGCGGGTGATCCGCGTGAGCTGGTGGAACAGTTGGAACTTCGGTTCGCACTTCTGATCCGCACGCATGAGCGCGGCATCCACGATCAGTCGGTGCTGATTGAGCACCGGCTCCAGCGTGTCGATGATGCGGCGTTCCTTCTGACCGACACTGCGAGTCTCCTCGACAGCGCACGGATAGATGCGACGGAGCACAGGCTCCAGCAGCTTGATGAACATGCCATCGCCGAAGTTGGATTCGACAAGGATCATCTTGACCTTCTCGGCACGGGCTACGTGCGCGATCTGCTCAAGAGCCTCGTCGTCATAGCCGCCCTTCAGACCACCTGCACGACGCAGGAAGACCATGCCGCGCAGCAGCTTGGTCACGGTGTAACCCGTCTCGTCACCGCCGCGTCCCGAGGGATCGACTGACATGATGGAGCCGGTGTACTCCTCGACATCCTTGGAGAGATACATCGGGCGATGCAGGCGGTCACCAGTGAATCCCACAGCGGGGATGTCGTCGATAACCTGCTCTTTGCCAGAGGCCCACATGATTCGAATGGGTGCCGCTTCGCGGTCTACGTCCATCACGATCAGGTCGGACAGCTTCAGCGGATACCGCTCAGCGTCGGACAACGTGGTGTCGAGCATGAATTGCAGCAGGAACCCGCCGCGACCATAGGACGCCTCACGGCGAAGAAGGTCATCCTCATGGAACCGAGTGGGTTCCACAGGTTGCCATGCACACCCAGGGTTGGCCTCGAAGTGATCCGCGATGAACGGAGCGAGGCGACCGCTGTACTGGTTGAAGTGCTTGCGATCCTTCGGATACCGCGCGGGCCAGATGCGGATTTCATAGCCGCGCGCAGGGAGCTGGTTGTAAATGGACTCCTCGGTCTGAGGTGTGCCCAGATAGACGATCTCTGCGTGAGCCAGGGGCTTCAGGATCGCGTCGAACTCTTTGATTAGTTCACCCAGCTTCTCGCGTTGCGCGACAGTGGCCGAGTTCTTTACCACCTCCACGTCATCAGCGATGATCGTGTCGGCGCGTGAGCCGGTGAGCTGGCCGGTGATACCGACAGACTTCACGGAAGGGGACTGGTCGGGTTTCGCAGGGCCGACATCGAACGCGAGGTTCGAGTTGCGCTGGTCGCCACGGGGCTTCAGGTGAGCCAGTTCGGGAATGGTCTCGATCAATCGCTTGGTGAAGATCGAGAAGGCGTCTGCGCGATCCTTCGATGCGGAGACGACGAGTACCTTGTGTTGCGCGTCTTTCCACAGGAGCCAGCAGACATACGCTGCGGTGATCCAGGATTTCCCGATGCCTCGGAAGGCTTCGATGACGCGGCGGCGAGGGCCGTATTGCAGGTAGGCAGCGATGTCGTACTGAACAGCAGTCGGCGGGGGAAGGCCGAGCTGCTGCCAGATGTGATAGACAAAGTTACGGAAGTCCTCGAACGGATGTGGCTCGCTCAATGGCTCCGGTCAGAGCTTGCGTCGAAGGGGAACTCCTTGAGCTTGTCCGCCAGCTTGCCAGCGGGACTGCCGGGGACGATGACGGCTTCGATTCCGTTGTCCTTCACGAATTGTCGGGCGACGTTGAGGATTGCAGCGAGACCTTTGGTATCCGCTTCCATGCTCTCGATTGCATCGGTGAGCTTGTTGGCAATAGCGGAGTGCAGGGTTTCGAGAGCTTCCTTACTAGCTGCCACCGGAGCCGCCCAGGAAGCGCGCGAATAGGCGCTCCAGCGCAGACGTACCCAGCGAAGCCAGAGCCGCCGCGAGACCCACATGGGCCGTGAAGGACAACGTGGGGAAGATGACGACAGCCAGCGCGGCACTCATGCTGAGGCCCGCAGTGGTGATGCAGCGTGCGAGTGCGATCTTCCAGTTGGAAGGGCCGCTCGAAGCAAGGGTCTTACCGAGGCCGATGATGGCCCCGGTGACGCCCAAGGTGGCGAGTAGTTTCGTATCGTTGTCCATGGGGTTACTTGAGGGTGGAGTAGGAGAGGGTGTAGTTCACATACACGACGTAGGACGAGCGACCATCCGAAATGGTGCAAGCCAATACGCCGGTGACGGCGCCGACTGCGGCAGTCACGACACGGGAGATGGTTGTGGACTGTCCGTATGGGCTGGTAATAACCGGGGCAGGTCCGTTGCTTACGGAGACGATTGACCAGGTGTAGCTGTAGGCGCCTGCGCCATATGCACCGTAAGCCGCCGTAGCGTTCGTGGTGACGTTGCCGGATGCTGCTTGACCTTGTGCGCCGCCTGCGATGCTCGTGGGAGCGACAGAGCCACTGACAGGTGTGTAGTTGACCCACACGTTGACCCAACCACCGCCAGAGCGGCGGTAGATGTTCTGTGCCTGGTGCCACGCGCCTCCTGAACGCCACGCAGGCACACCAGCAAAGTCGCGCCATGCGCCGCCGCTTCTGATCTTAATCATGGGTCACCAAATCCACAGGTCACCCTCGCCAGCAGCGGCGCCCGGGTCACTGCCCTGGACAAAGATGCGCACGGTGTTCAACCAGCCACCACCATTCGCGTAGAGCCTATTAAGCTGACTAGCGAAGTACGCAGGGCCGTTGTGCTGGATACCGCTGCCATTCCCGGAGAGGTAAGCACCACCGTTACTTTGGGTGGTCAGGCTGTTTGCAGCCATCTGACCGGGACAGTTCCAGTTGGTGACGCCTTCGTGGATCACCCGGTACGCATTGGTGCCATAAGACCAACCACCGATCTTGAACTGGTTGTCGGTATCCAGACCGAAGAAGGCACCGAATGCCCCATCGCGGAGGAAGCCCATCGCCGCCGACGCATACGTGTTGTTCGCATTCGCGATGGTCAGAGCAACGCTTTGGTTGTTGACGATTGACGCGATGTTCCCAGGGGAACCGCTGGCGAACACTGTGTTAGTCGTCACGGTGCGTGCAGCGATGAGAGGGAAGGCGGCGACGGCCCAGGTCTCAGTTGCGATATTGCCGATGTCGGTGATGTCTACGGTGAGCTTCAGCTTCGCGGTAGACGCACTCCAGCCGATCTTGACCAGATTGCTGCTTTGGCCTACACCCGTGCCCTGCTGGACCGCAGTGAACCCTAAGAGACCCTGCTTGCCATCGAGAGCGGTCTGTAAGCCCGCGAGGTCCGAGATACCGATGACTACGTTGCCGGTGCGACCAGCAACACTCGTGACAACCTGCTGGTTGTCGATGCGGTCCCAAGTGTCACCGTCGTATACGAGCATGTCGCCGACGCCGTACTTCACGGTGCTGACGGTGCCTGCGACGGAGACGATGTAGAAGTCCCCTGTCTTCGGGTTGGTAGGCAATGCAGCGGAAGCCGCCGACCACTTGCCTCGGTAGATGAGCGCGCCGACAGCGGTAAGGCGTGCCTGCTCTGCCCAATGGAATGCCGAGTAGTTTCCAGGCGTGACCTGGAAGTTCACCGGAGCATTCGCGTATTGCAGCGCGAGGCCTTGTGAGGCCGCCGCAGCGGTCTTGCTGGAATCAGCCGCCGCCGCGGAGAACCCTGCGTTGTCGGAGTACGTCTTGACAGTGCTCAGGCTTCCAGCAGCGGCCACGGCAGAGGCGTCAGCAGCAGTGGCTTTCGCACCCGCCGTGATCGCGCTTGCAGCCGCTTCACCGGCCTTAGTGATTGAGGTGGTAGCCGAGGTGTCCGCAGAGACAGCAGAGGCAGCAGCGGCGTCCTGTGATGCGAGAGCGGCATCTCGCGCGTCGGCGGAGTCAGCAGCAGAATTGCGCGATGCAGATGCGAACGCTGAAGCCTGCGATGAGGAAGCAGCGGCAGCAGCGGCAGCACCCGTCAGGTCGTCCGTGATGGCAGCTACGGACTTCTGAAGGGCCGGGAAGGTCGGTAGGGTCACGATGGCACCCGTGCCGTCCTCCATGTCCACTGTGCCGGTCTGCTTGGTGAGCATGTCGCGCAGTGCGTTCTTGTAACCGTTCCACTTGTCGATCAGTGCAGAGATGCGAGCGGCTAGTGTCGAGTTGGACACATAGCCGGGGTTGTCGTTGTCGGAGATAGTTACCTCAGCCCGAGGGCGTAAATTGAGATGGACGTGACGTGGAAGTAGTCAGGGCGAATCTGCCCGGTGCCGTCGATGCGGACGCGATAGCTCACGCCGCTGGTTGCTGCACTGTCCAGGGCCATCATTGAGTCGTAGGCAGTGGACGAGACGTTCATGTAGTAGGCGTGCTGCTTCATCACTACCCACGTTGAACCGACCAGCTTCTCCAGAATGATGAGGCCAGTGCAGGGGTTCGAGCCGGGGTTGTGGATCTCACACTCGACGTGCAGCACAGGCACCTGGTATTCCCCAAGGAGCACAGGGGTTGTCAGGGTGATCTGCGGGCCGACACCACCGATGTTCGCTTGGATGTCGCCGTTCCATGTCGTGTACGTGGACTTCTGGAGATTGCCGATCATGTTCTGAGCGGTGATCTGTCCGGCGAACTTGGCGTTGCCCGAACGATCGACAGAGAACACGGCGTTGTTCCAGTTCTTCACCCCGGCGCCGATCCACATGGGATAGGCGTCCCCAGGGTTGTTGGTCATCTCGCACCGGAACTCCATTGGGTTGATGATCGCGCCGTTGCCGTCGAGCTGGAACGTGCGGAACGTGCCGCCATTCACTTCGCCCAGGTTGGCCGTGATGGCCGACAGGGAGTTCGCTCTGATCTTATTGGCCGTGATCGAGCCATCGACTACGAGCTGTCCTTCGATGCCCACGGTGCTCACCCCGCCGACTGTGCCGACGACGAAGGGATACTTGAGCTGCTGCACACCGCCGTTGGAGGTGTACGTCGGAGAGACCATCGCGAAGCGATCAGCCATGACCGTGAAGGTTGAGCCAGTCTTGCTGTCGATGCCTAGGCCGATGCCGGCGATCACAGGGATGCCGTCGATCTTCCCACCATTCATCTTGACCGACCAGTTCGCTTGCCACTCGGGGTTCGCGCCGGGATCGGGAGAGCCAACCACCAGGGCCTCGAAGCGTTGCTGAAGGTTCGCGAAGGAACCCTTGGAGAACGCCTCGACCTGAGTGGTCGCCACGGCCTGCGCATAGTCCTTCGTTGCGTAGGAGGTCTGCATGGTCTGCGAGAGCGCCTGGTCACCTGCAGCGAAGTCCGCAGCGACCTTCGTGATCGCGGTGGCGCGTGCCTCTGTCTCGGTGGCAATCGTCTGCTTCACGTCAGTGATCTGAGCGAGGCTGTCCTTGATGGCCGCGCTGAGCTGCGTGGCGGACGTGGTGCGCGCCTCGGTCTCCGTAGCGATGGCCTGATTGACCTGGATGAACTGCGAAGCTGAGTCGTCGAACTTGGCGAACAGCTCAGTGATCTGCGTGGCGACGGACTGCTTGTCGTCCACCAGCGCGGTCAGGCTGGTCTCTGCGGTAGCGATGCGTCCTTCGAGCTTCCGGCGTTCATCGAACGTCTGATCGCTGCGGAGGAGTTCTTCCAGCATGGTCTCGGCAGTGTTGTCGATGTCGTCGAGCTTGGTCACCAGGATGCCCATGATGGGCGACTGCATGATCGCGTCGATGATCTGCTGGATCGGTAGGGAAGGCTGATCGCCTTGACCGGGCCAGCCGGAACCACCACCAGGGAGACCGCCAGCACCATAGGTGCCGAAGTCGAGCTGCTCCTGGATGATGTAGAGGAGCTGGGTGCTATTGAGGTTCAAGTCGCGGGCAGGTAGCTGCGTGCCGTCTTCGACGACGACAAGGTTCCTGTCGCGCGGAGTGAACCTGCGAATGGTCACGAGGATTCCCGTGGGAACCTCATCAGCCAGTTGAATTGTGGTGGGGCCAGTCCAGGTGAAGGACTGCTCCACAGCATCCCCCACATCCCCTGCGAACACCCGGATGTCCTCGGTGTGCAAGTAGGGGAAGGGGATGGTGTACGTGACCGCTGACTCCGCGAGGTACATCACGAAGGAGTAGCCACGAGCCAGTGGGTTCATGTGTCTCCAGAGAGTTAGGGATTGTCGCCCTTCGGGAGCTGAGAAGCTGCCCACGAGAGACCGTTACGAACGCCAGTGACGTTCTGGAACCACAGGAGCGACATCGCATCCTTGGCTTGCTTCTGAGTGACGTTTGCGTGCGGATCGAGTGCGGTCACCGCGAGCTTCGGAAGGCCCCACAGGGCACGTCCAGTTGCCAACGAGGGGATGCCCTGCACACCGGAGTCCAGGCCCGTGGAGCGGCCATAGGCGAACACAGGAGTGTCATCGCCACCGAGGGCCTTCTTCAGACCCATGTCGTGTGCAACGGTGTCCACCATGAAAGGTAGGATCGAGGAGTAGCTCGACTGCTGGAACGCCTGCTTGCCAATCGTATCCATCGTCATCAGCATCTCCCGCTTCTCAGGATCACCGATGGTGTTGACGTAGTTACGAGCGGCCATGCCGATACCAGCGAACAGCGTGGAACCCATCCACATCTGCGCCGTCTGCCAGTCACGCATGTGCAGCCCGTGCAAGAGCACCGAGGTGTACGAGTTGGTCTGGAAGGTACGGAACTGAGTGAAGATGCGGCCGGTCGCTGAGTGCATGAGCTGGATGGTGTCGCCGACTCCGCCTTCACCGAGGTAACGCCGCGCGTTGCGGTGTACGAACAGTGCGAGGAGACGCTTGTCATCCGGCGACCACTTGTCCCAGGACTTAGCGATGTCCTTGACGCCCTTCATTCCCTTGAGGTTCCCAAAGAGACGAGCTTGGTCAGCAGCGTCCAGGCCACCAGCGCGTAGGCGATTCACCACGCTCTCGGAGATCGACGCGCGATTGGCTAGGTCGATCATATAGCTGGTGATGCCGGTGCCGGCGAGGCCCTGGTTGAACTGCACCATCGGTGCAATACCGGAGACCACAGACATCGCGCGTTGGGCGTACTGCTCACCCTGGTCGAGCTTGTTGAGGGCTTTGCCCACAGCCTTCTCGTTGTTCCATACAGACTCGCCCACGGAGTCCAGGCGCAGGTGCGGCTGGTTGCGGATGAAGTCAGTGCCGAACCCGGACAGCTCCGAGATGAAGCGAGCTTCGTCGGTTGAGAACTTGCCGGTACGCATGTTGCGCACCATATCCACCGCTGCCGGTGCGGCCTTCAGTGCGTTGCGGAAACCCACAGCGCCCAGCGTGCCACCCACACTCTCCAGCATCGTGAAGCCCACTTGGCCCATTGAGGTCAGGAAGTTCCACCCGCGAGCCAAGCGGGAACCGCGAGTCCATGCGGAGTGAGGTGCGTCTGTCGTGGACTTGCCCAGGATCGAGTTGAACGTGATGTCGAGTGCACGGGACATATCGCTGTCGCCGGCTTGCTTGCTCTGCTGCAAAAGGAACGCCTTGTACTTATCCAGCTCCGCTTGGGTGACGATGTTGGCGTGCTTCTTCAGCGCGGCCCAGCCGGACATCTCGCGGATGTATTCGGGCACCAGCTTGTCCACGTTGTTCTCCAGGAGATCAGCGAGGTTCACCTTGTGCTCGTTGCCGAGATCATCCTTCAGCGTTGCGCCGAAGGACTCGTCCATGTCGATGCGCGACTTCGCGCGTGAGTGCATGGCCTTACCGGCCGCGTCCTTCTCCAGCTTGCCTACGAGCGCGTCGATGCGTTGCACATCCACGCCAGCTTCCGTCAGTAGGTCACGGACACTACCGGCGTCTGCGCGGTTCAGCGTGCCATGAAGGTCGGCTGCGCCGCCCATAGCCTTGTCGTACCCACGCTTGAGCCAAGCGTTGCTGACTTCGTGCAAGAGGTCTTCATTGACCTTCTCGCCGTCCGGTAGGTTCTTCACCCACTCACTGCGCATCGCTGGCTTGACCAGGTTGTCGCGCAGGTTCTCGAACGAGAGTCCCTTGGAGCCATTGAGATCGGTGTAGCCCTTCGCGGAGAAGATGCGGGGCAGGTAGCCCTTGGTCGGGAGTTCCTTCTCGAAGCCGGGGACGCCGGCCGCGCGCAGCTCGTCATTCATTGTCTTGAAGGCAGCAGCAGCGTGATCCGCGGTTGCCTGCACTTCGGGCGACATGTCCTGAGCTACGCCACGGATGTGATAGCCGACCGACTCATTGAACTGACCACGAGCTACGTCGCCCTTGACGCCCGAGGAGGCGGAGAACTTCGACCACTCACCCTCGACGCCCTTGCGGTACGCCGCGTGGATCGTCTGATCCATCAGCTCCGATTCTTCGGCTGCGGTGAACTTGGTAGCCACGCTGCGATCTGTGTTGCCCACGCTGTCCCGCAGGAGCTTGCTGCCCTCGTTACGGACTGCGGCTGAGTCGCTGCCGGCCAATCGGCCAGCAAGGTCACGGCGGATGGTCATGTTCGCCATCCACTTCGGAAGCCACTTGGGCGCACCCTTGCCGCTGCCGGTGAAGGCGGCGCGTGCGGTGTTCGCGTAGGACTCGTCGAGGATGTTCTGCTGCCACTCCGGTGTGCCCACGGCGGGGCCGTCGAGCGTGTTGACTACGGAGCCATCGACGCGCGCTGCGCCCATGCTGTCGGCAGTGTTGCCGGCCGCGCGCTGCTCTGTGCGATTGAGTGAGTCACGCACCAGCTTGTTGGTGCCATGTGCGAGATCGGCCAGCTCACCCGTGCGGAACCCAAAGGCGCCACCCGCAAGGAACCCAAAGGCCCCTGCGGTGACCAGGTGGCCCGTGTCGATCTCGGGGTCGTACTGTGAGGCGAGGCCCTCGGTGCCCATGTTGATACCTGCGCCGACGACGCCGGCACGCACAGCGTTCGCCAAGCGTCCCGCGTTCGCGGAGTAACCAGCGCCACCCGAGAGGGCACCGATGGCGAACATGGAGGGATCGAGTGCGCCTGCTGCGAGGTTGGACAGGAGACCGGAGCGAGCCGAATCTTCCTGCGCCATCTTGTTCTGGATTGCGAAGCCCTTGAGGAGTTCAGCATGTGCGGGAGACGTTGCACGCTCCAGCAGTTCCATCTGATGCTCAAGGCCCGCCTTGCGCCAGTCATCAATGACCGGCTGTAGTGCTGCACCGTAGAAGTCGGGATCACGAGGGACGCCCTGTTCCTGTAGTGCCCTGTCGGCCCATGCGATAGGCCCCTGGACGATCTTGGCACCGATGAGGTCGGTGAAGGTCGTCGCATCCTTGGTCTTCTGTTCCGTGGCCGCGTCCGTGCGGGCCTGTGCGTCCAGCTGGGTAACACCTGCGGACGGCAGGGCGAGGTTTGGTTGCCCCTCGCGAGCGTACATGCTCGGTAGTGTGTCCACAGGTGTACCTCGTTAGTGGTTGCTGGTGATGAAGTCCGAGAAGGACTGCAGGTGGTTGGATGGATCGTTGACGAACGTGGAGACCTTCGTGCGCTTCGCGACGTTGGCCGGGTCGAGCCAGTTCTTCTTGCCGAACTCTTGGAGTTCAGTAGCCGCAGGCTTCGACCAGTTCTCGTCGGACTGCTTCATGGCCGCGTTGATCTTGGCGACGTTCGCAGGGGTCAGGCCACCATCCGGGATGGTCGTGCCGTTGCTCTTGGCGAACTGCTCCGCCGTGACCTTCTTGGCGTCCTCCTGTTTCTTCCAGGCCGCATAGTTCACGCGGGCGGCTGAAGGGACGACATCGACGAACTCGGTGCTGGTGTGCTCCTTGCCGTCGTCGCCGACCTTCGTGACCTCGTGGGTCACGGGAAGCGGAACACCGCCAGCAGCGAAGTAGGTCAGCCGCCAGGTGTTCGGTGCGCCGGGGATCGGAGCAAACATCACCGGGTCATCCTTGCCGACCACGTTCTTCTCGACGAGCTTGCCCTTCCACATGTTGCTGGCTTCAGTCATGGCTTCGCTGGTCTGCTTGTCCATGCCGTCGCCCGTGCCGTAGTTGCGCACCATGCGGTCGCCCACGCGGATGTAGGAGGACTGCACACGAGTCAGTGCGGCCTTGGCGGCCACGTCGGGTGCAGCGCCGGCTTCCACCATGTCCTTGACGGAGAGGCGATAGGCCGTGTCGAGTTCACCCATGTTCGCGATGGGAGTGTTGGACTGCCAGAAGTGATCCGAAGGGAAGTCCTTCGGGGCATCCTTGGCAACCAGCTTCATCGCTTCGGTGACGTTCTTCGTGATCGTCTCGGAATCCAGGTTCGTTCCCATCTTTACCTTCGACCACGCTTGCGTGTCGTCGGCGCCCAGGAGCTTCGCCTGCTTGTATTGCGTGTAGCGAGCGAGAGCACCGCTATCCAGCTCCGCCGATGCGCGAGCGGGGGACATGCTGAACATCCGATCCACAAGCTGCGCGTACTGCGTGGCCTGCTGGGGATTGCTGGGATCGAGAGTGCTCGACAGGATTCCCTTGAGGGCAGGGATGGGAGCACCGCTCCGCATGGCGTGATCCACGACGGCAGCTACCTGCGTCGCGTCACCGGACTGGAGAGCTGCGGTGAACGTGGTGTCGCCAGCCTTGGCGATCTCGTCGGCGGAGAAGCCCGCACGATTCTCACTGAGGGGATCGTGGTTGTTCCATAGGATCATCGCGTCACGCTGACGCTGCTCCTTCGCCATCTTGTCCGATAGACGCTCACGCGCTTCACGGGACGAGTTGATCTTCGCGGCGACCTCGGCGGCCGACTTGTCGTTGGCCTTGCCCCATGCGAGCGCACGGGCGTTCCCCAGGATTCCCTTTTGGGCCAGCGCGTCCACCTGCACGGTGTCCTGCACTTCCTGGTCGTAGCGCGCAGCTTTCGCACGGTCGTCCTGCACAGCCTGTCCGCGCTTGGCGGCAAGCTGAAGTTCTTCCTTGTGTTCCGGGATGTCGGCCAGCACGGGACGGCCGTTGCCGGTCGATGTCTGGAGAATGGACATGCCCTTGGAGATGTCGATGTCGCCGGACGCGAGGGACGCCTTCACCGCGCTAACCGCGATGTTGTCCATCTCGTCGTCGGACATACCCTTGCTGGCGTTGTAAGCGCGCCACTGAGCGTAGCCCTCGGGTGTCGCCATGTTGCCCTTGGTCAGACCATCGACCAGCAGGGCGGACGCACCGTCCTCCTCGCGCTTCATCGACTCTTTGATTGACTGCTTGAGGTACGCCTGCTTGATGTCGTCCTGGGACTTGGCGAGGCCCACCATGAAGGTGTCGCGTGTTCCGTCCTTCAGTCCGTTGTCGGCGATGAATTGCTCAGCGTGCTGCTTCACGAACGCGTCGATGTCCACACCGGGTTCGAGCTTAGCTAGTGGCTCCTGAAGCTGTGCGTGAAACTTGCTGACAGCATTGATACCGTCAGTCTCCTCATAGCTCTGCTTCGCGATCTTGCTTGCCTTGTCGAGCCACTCGGATTGGTTTGTTCCGTTGATCTCGTGATCGGCGGCCTTCGCTGCGCCCTGCTTACTTTCGGACTGGCGCGCATCGTCATCGGCTTGTGCTTGGCGCTGCGCGGCGACGCGCTGATCCTTCTGTGACTTGTCGGCAAGCACGTTGCCCAAGGCAGCACTGACTGCCCACATCGCGCTGCCCTGACCGCGTACAGCGTTCAAGTCAGCCTGTACGGGTAGGGCGATGTTCGCGGACTGCGAGGAATCTACGGCCGGTCGCGAGGTGATGCGTTGTGCTTCATAGCGAGGCATGTAGGTTCCTCATGGGTTAGGTCTTGGTGGGTTGAGCGTTGGTCGGGATGGTCGGAGTAGCGGTCTTCGCGCTGTAGCCCGAGTAGGCGCTAGCGCCGGAACTGCCCACACTTGAGATGAGCTGACCGTTGATTTCGGAGTAACGGCTGCGCGCCTGCTGCGATGTTTCGAGCTGGCCGTTCTCGCGGTTCTTCTCGATGCGTGATACGTCACGGCCCGACTGCATCATGATGTCGTTCATAATCGCGTCGGTGGAGTTGCCGGATGCACCCGACTCTGCGGATGCTGCACGCGCTGCTGCGCGCTGTTCACGAGCCGCCTTGAGGCGGTCGTCAGTCTGAGCTTGAGCACCCTGATCGGTCTGCTCCTGCTGAAACTTCATCTGTCGCTCGGTAGCGATCTTCGATTGGTTAGCGGCATAGGCGGCGGTGCCGATTGCGGCAACGGCCATGACGATGTACGGAATGGCGACGTAGCACATGTTAGTTGGGTGAAGCCTCGAACTCGATGAAGGGATAGCCGTGGATGTCATGCACCCGTGCGGCATGGAAGCCGAGAGACAGCAGCCACCGCTGAGCGCGGAGGTGCCGCAGATCGACCATGTTGAAAAGGCGGACGTACATCGGTAGCCACTCGGCCACGTACTTCCGGGATGTAGCGATGAACTGGCGTGCGAGACGCGCAGGCGGCGCTCCCGTGGAGAGCATCCAGGGAACGCCGTGATCTGTGTCGTAGGTTAAGTCGGCAACACCGAAGATTGCTTGCGGCTTGCCGTCCCACCATGCGACGTATGACTCTCTACTGGCCCCCACGGATTCCGTCAGGACATCCAGGGGATC